CCACCTTGCCATGTACCGTTACTGATGACCGTAGAGCCAAGGTTTAGTGCGTTAGTTCCCCACGTTACGTTCTCAGGGAGATACCCGTGTACGTCCCATGTTCCAGCAACTGTGCCATTAGCCAACAATACAAGTTCAACCGCACCGCCAGACGTAATCGTTCCGATAGCACCAGTAGCATAGTCTTGGAGAGTCAGCGTTCCAGTTGCATTGTTGTTAAACACAAACGCCACGCCTGTAGTCAGGGTGGTCGCATCAGGCATTGTGTAGGTCTGATTGCCCGTACCGTTCAATGTCTGTGAGTAACTAGAAGCCGCTGTTAGCGCCGTTGTACCGCCTGCCGCTGAGACAGAGGTGTTTGATTGGTTTAAACGGTTTACCGCTACGTTCTGGTTAGCATCTCTCAGCATGACTGAGTTAGCGCCACTAGATGCAGTTACGCCCGTACCACCATAAGCCACGCCTACAGTTGTGCCTTGCCAAGTACCAGAAGACACAGTACCCAACGCACTGACGTTGCCAGAGCCATCAAGATTGACAGACTTTTCAGCAGGGTAGGTTACAAAGACATTGCAGGTACCACTAAACGTGACCGCTGTTCCAGAGTTACTGGATGCCAGAATGGTTGTGCGCGTAAGCGTGGGGCCAGTAGTTGAGTACGTGCCGATACCAACTTCCCAGTTGCCAGTAGCATCAAAGGAAGAGTAGTACGTCGTATTCCCGTTGCCAACGACGGCAAAGGATTGAAAGCCCGTGACAGAGCCAGATAAGGTAAAACTTACCGTGGAATTTGCAGAACCTGTTTGCTGGACTCTGTCATTAAGTGCTAGAGCCATCTAGAACCCCTTAGCTGGTAGCGGTGGTGCTGTAAGTTACCGTGACAGTATCACCAGACGTAACAGTCTTGGCAGTGCTGAAGTTGCCTTCTGAGTACAAAGTACCCGCAGTGCTAGAGATTGTGCTGACTGCGCCAGTACCTGTCACCAAGAAACATCCATACACAGTAGCAGAGCCTGTCATTGTGTAGGTGATAGCCGTAGCCGTTGACGTAGTCACGTTTGATGGGGTTGTACCAGATGAGCTAGATGCTGCAAATACAGCCGTACCACGCACTGCTGAACCGCCCACGGTGTAGGTAGTCAACTCAGTCCATGTCTTAGAAGACATAGTGTCTGTAGCCGCACATGATGTGCTGTTGTTAATCAGTCCCAAGAATGGGCCAACTGTGGTGTAAGTACCAGATGTGCGTAGCAAGGTGTCCAGCAACAACTGCTTACCAACGGCTACGACCAAGTTGGGAAACTCTTCGTCCCACTTGAGGTTGCCCTGTGCGTCACGGCACTCTACTTTGTAGAAGCCTTCAATGCCCATACCTTCTGGGATGGATGCGTTGGCTTGCAGTGTGGCTACGGCGTTATCGCCAAAACCGGAAGTTTCTTTATGCATATAGGCTCCTATTAAGAGATGCGGATGATTGCAGACGTATTAGTGACTGCGGGGAATTGTACGGTGAATGTATTAATACTAGTCTTGTCATTACCAAAATCTAGCACGCATACTGCGGGGTTGGTTGTGCCGTTAGCCAAGTAAATCAAAGCACCTCTTGCCGTGATTGCACCCGTCCATGCGGCGTTTGTAAAAGATAGATAGGCCGTTGCCATCCCCGTCTGATTTCCAATTGTTGGGACTTGGGAGATTGCCAATGCCTGCCCGCCCGCAGAATAGTTGCCACCAGAAGCCTCGCCAGTGCTTGTATAAGCCGTAGTCGTAGCATCTAGCGTGGCTGCATTCGTATACAGCGCAATGTTGTATGTTTGTGTCGTGCCAGTGCCAAAGTCAAACGTGCCATCTAGCAGTCCAACTAGGAATGTATTGGTGGTGAAGTTTCCAGTAAAAGCCATCAGGTTACCGCCTGTCTATATTGACCAGTACGATAAGCATCCTGACGCTCCATACCATCTCCAAGACGTTTAGCCAAGGCAAGTGCTTCCTTGTACTTCCCGTCATACAAACCAATCATGTCTGGCTCGCCCTTCATGTAGGTATACGCCTCAACCAGCGAACCATACAAAAGGACTGTGTCAAAGTTATCGCCCAGCCAAGTCTGACCAGAGGCTGCGACGGTAATTGACTCAGGGTAATAGTAGTAATGCAGTTCTACAGAGTAAGACGCATCAGGTGTCGGGCCAACAATGAAAGAGAGTTCATTGGTGATTGTGCTAGTGTTAACAGTCGGGCCAAACAAAGCGTAGTACTTTGGGATGCCTGTGTCTGAAGTTGGATTTGGATACGCCTGACGGATGAAGTTCACATCCTTGTTTAGCAGGTATTCGTAGTTACCTGTAGCATCAATCACAGCCAAAGAGTAACTAGCCAAGTAATCCGTTGGAGCAGATAAGTACTTATTGCCGGATGTGACGCTTCCCGTCACATTCTTACGCAACGACGGAAACTGAACAGTGTTATAGATACGCTGTTCAGCCTGAGTAATAAAGCGATTCAACTGGGTCGTTGAAGACACAACAGTACCGTCCGCCAAGGTGGTGGCGGGAAACGTATTTTCTGTATACGTCTGAATCGCTGATACTAACTCCGTATAGGTCATGCCATCGGGCCTCTACACATTAAACCTTTGGTAGCCGCGCCAGTACCGCGCATCTTGATGCCAGTAGTTTTTGTTGGCTCGTCACCAGCAGAAATGCTGTACTGTCCAAGACTAACGTCAGACGTATCTAACTTGCTTTTGTTAGGTTCTTTGCCGGGGTTCTCTTGAACCTTAACGCCTTTGCCAGACATAGTGTGTGGCTTAGCGTATGAGGATGCGGGTAGGTTGTTTTTAGCCATTACTTGCCCCTTTGGTTTGCAACACGAGCCATGTTACGACCCATAGACTTCAACATATCGTTTGATACGCCGCCCTTTTTGAGCTTAGTCATAGGCTTGCCGGGGTGCATCTTCTTCTCATGCTTGTGCACAGCACCAGCAATCATCTTCTTGTCTTGTTTTAAGTCTTTCTTGTCCATCTTTATCTCCTAAGTTACGCTAACCGTTACTGTACCCAATTGCACCGATAAAGCCAAGTTATTTGGCGTTAACGCTGCATCAAAACTGCTTGACCCACCAACAGGATTCCAGCCCCATTGGAAGATTCGGCTACCACCTTCGTTCGTTCCAGTACCACTTTGCGTAGTGCCACCGTTCACGTTTGTTTGCAATCCGCTGTTGCCAGAAATTACATAACTTCTGTCTGGGCGGGGGTTTCTCAACGCCTGTGGGTCATCAACAGGCCACATGCCTAATTGCAATTGCGGATGGTCTGGGTCCCAACATTCTGGGCACACCAGCAAGTTGTAGTTCTTAGTCTTGATAATCTCAGTCTTAAGAACCTTCAGCAAGAACCGCTGTCCACAGCGGTCACACTCCGAAATCGCTTTCTTGCCTGCGGCAAAACGATTACCCATTAGATAACCCTACCTTTTGTCCTTCCGCGCTGGGCAATCCCATCTGCACGGGTTGAAGCCGTTACCTTGCCACCCTTGGCAAAACTATGCATCAAAGTAACTCCAGCACCGCCACGGCGGTTCTTTAAACCGTTGAATTTGTCGTTTGTTGTATCAACGTCGTAATAACCTTGCAAAGCCGTGTCTTTGCTTAACTTCTTTGTGCCCATAATTCTTGAACCAAGGGCTTGACTATCTTTGTCAACCGACAAATACCTAGGCATATACATAACGCCTTCTGGCATTTGAGACATATCCATAGCAACCATCCTAGGACGACCAGTTGCTTCGTCTATAGGAATTGCCCTTGGCCCAGAATCAGAAAGTGATTCACGGGAGCGGGAGACTATGGAATCATCATCTTTAGCCAAGACTACCTCCCAATGTAGGTCTGTCTAGGAACTAAACGCAATGCAGCCTTCTCATGGTCTTCATAAGCGGCTAGTTCCCATGCCTCGTCATACTGTGACTTCAACATGCCTATACGCTCAGTGCCCTGCGGGGTCTTACCTGCGATGTAATAGGCCAGTCCAGCCGCCATACATGGTATGAAGCGAAAAGGGACATCCATGATGTTTACGCCGCCACCCGCGTCCTGCGTGCGACGTAGTCTCCAGTACACAAAGGTGTATTCCTGCGAGTTGTCTGGGGTAGGCCAAACCGTGATGGCTGGCACTTGTTGCCAATACACAGTAGCCGCAGCCGTATGAGCCGCCGCAATAGTGTTTTGCTGACCACGGAAACAGTTGTACAACGTACCGCTAATAGCGTTTGTGTTCTGCGTTATGTAGCCGTAATTGATAATCTCGTTATCAATCTTGATAAATCCAGATGCGGGTAAACCCGTAACATCACTCACCACAATGGATGTTGATGTAGATGTGATTGTTGTGGTTAGGGTAGAAGCGACTGGTGTAGTCTGCCCGTTGTAACGCTGAATCCAAACCTGAATAGGTCTGGCTTGGGTTAACTTGTTTGGAATCGTAGCGTACGTACTAACGCTAATCCGTGTGATTGTCAGGTCAGCCTGATTGGTTGCGTTGTTTGCTTGCGTGCGAATCAAGTGCTCAAGCAGGTCAATGGTGTCATTGGGTAGGGCATATGTGTTCTGACCGGGAACTAAGGTAATAGACCCCGGCTCGATAGTCCACATATTGATGCCACGGTTAGCCCAGTCAGCAAACATGATGTTTAAACTGCGTCTTGCAGTACGCATGTCGTAGCCTGTGCGTAATTCACTACCAGCGCGTTCAAACGCCTCCTCGACCAACTCGGTTAGGTCAAGGTTAAAGTTTAGTACGCCAGAGGTATTTGCCATTATCTAAAACCTGCTGTTTTCTTTGCTATGCCTTTAGGCTGTGCTACGAACTGTTTACCTTTGGCTTTACCCGCACGCTTTGCTCGGGTAGTCGCCGCATACTCTGCTGGGCTTAAAGACTTAATTGCGGCCTCTGGCAAGTACCGTTCTCCCGTTTTAGAAGAAGGTTTTCCCGACTTGGTACGCCATTTCTGGTCGCCCCAGTTTTTAAGGGATTGCTGTGGCGCTTTCAATCTTTGTACCCCCCGCCTGCCGCCTTGTACTTCTTAGCAACAAGTTGGGCTTTACGTGCTGACCATTGTCCTGCGCCCGTACCCTGCGTTGCTGCGGCTTTTACCTGAGACACAATCCGCTTACGCAGTTCGGGTTTAGTGTAATTGCCAGCAGCGTTCACATGACCACCTTCAGCGTACTGAGTAAAGTCAGTGTCGTCCCTACGGGCTTTCTTCTTCCCGCTGGGCATCTTGGATGGGCGGATAGCGCCCATACCACGACTTGACATCATTTCTTGCCTTTCATGTAGCCCCCGCCACATGCAACCATAGTTCCCTTGGTCTTGCCACGTTGAGCAATACCATCACCACGACTAGAGGCAGAACCGCCCTTTTTAAAGGTCATGTCTGATGACTCTGTGTTTTCGTAGTTAGTTTCCGTTCCGGGCTTTTTAACTTCAGTCAAAGGTTTTGGCTCACGACGGGGCTTGTATTCACCAAACTTGGTGTCTTCAGGAGCCTTACGAGTTAAGCCTCGCTCTTTGTTTAAATAATCACGAAGACTTAAACCGGAATCTTCCAGTTCTTTCTTGCTAACAACACGGTTTTTCATAGGTTACCTCTTAACAAATTTTGCCGCGAGTCTTACCTTTAGAGGCAATACCATCAGCACGACGAGAAGCCGAAGATGCCAATCCACCTTTAGCCATTTTGACTACTCCACCCTTCTTCATGCCGGGGCGGTAAGGGCGATTGGCTTCATCAAAACTGTAGCCTAGACCAGAAAGAACTTTTTTAGTTGATTCCGGAGTTGCATTGCTTTGTAACGCTGGATTAGGGCCTCTTGGTGATGAACGCACTTTAGGAGCGGATGGGCTAGTGATTGGTTCATCTGGGCTGTACAAGTCGCCAGTCTCTGTGTTGCGACGCAACTTAGACATCGTGCCATCTTCAGCACGAAGTTCACCAGTGTCTACAGGCATTGAGCGTGCACCACCAGTCAAGTCCATATCTGAAACTTTGCTGGTATCTACGTCTGACTCTTTACCTTTGCTACCCTTGGACATCATCATGCCCAAAGCGCCTAAGGCTGCCAGTCCTGCTAGGTTATTTTTTGCCATTATTACTCCTTAGCAATATTTCTTAGCCATCCCGCCAGACTTCATGCCTTTGTTACCAGACATAGAAATCTGCGTGCCTTTAGTCTTACCTTTGGTAGCAACGCCATTAGCTGACTTGTGACCAGATGAAAGACCGCCAGCAGCCATCTTCTTCATCCCGCCTTTTTTCATGCCCATCATGTCAGCCATAGGAGTAGGCTTTTTCATGCCATCCTTAGCGGTACTCATACCAGCCTTCATTGTTGGCTTGCCCATAGCAGAAGGTTTAGCGTCCTTCTTCTTAGCCATCATTGCCATAAATCCGGGGTTCATTTTGCTTGCCATACTGCCACCTTTTTTAAAAAGAGCCATATCACCGTGATTGGTCTTTGGCTGATTGATTGCTTGAGATTCGGCTCTAGTTTTTTCACCACCATTACCAAATTTCATTCCCTTACTTGCCTCACTAAATTCCTTACCAACAGATTGAGGAACACCGGATTGCTTGGCAAACTGTTTGTTGTGAGCCACAGCATCCATGAACTTCTTCTGTTTCTCACTCTTTGCTGGCATTACCGTCCCGCTTGAATAAGTTGGTCAATTTTTGCTTCAAGGCGATTGAAGCGTTGGTCAATGTGGTCAGTAATTCGTTGAATTTCTGCTTGAGTAACGTAATCACGGGCTACCTCCTCGCGTGTAATATTTAAAAGGCGCTCGACACGTTTAATGTCCTCGCCTACATCTTTAACTTGGTTGAGTTTTTCTCTAATAAACAACCCAAATCCACCCATTACGACGGATAGAACTGCCGACCAAATAAGGCTCGCTTCCATTAGCAGAACCTCCCTTTAGTCTTGCCCTTTTGGGCCACGCCATCTGCGGAGTTTACATAGCCGCCGTCTGCGCAGTTCCATGCCCTAAGACTCTTGTTAATCCTAGAGTTCGGGTCGTTCGCTGTTTTTGCGGATGTCAATTTCTTTTTCATCCCACTCATGCGGGCGCAGAAAGAGTCGCGCCTTGAGCCGCCCTCTGGTTGAGGAGGTTTCAAGTTGTGACCTTCTTTCTTCGCAGAGGCTCGGCCCTTGGCGTTTAAACCGCCATTCGGGTTCTTGCCTTCTTTGCGTTGCCATGCTGGGGACTTAGCCATATATCACCGTTATGCCAATAGGCACAGTAGCCACGGCGGTGTACCAAATTCCGTTAGGGAACAAGATACCTTCACCGGGTAGGATTACGTTTGTCATGTTGGAGTTTGCACCAGTATCTAGTTCCAACAGAATATTGCCGCCAGAAGCGTCTAAAAACCTAGCCATACCAGCAGTTGCACCGCCAGTAATGATTACAGCTTTAAGTCGTACCCGTCCAGAGACAAGCGCCTGATTAGTTTGTGCACCGCCAGTGTGTGCGGACTTAACGTCGTATTGCATTGACATAATCAATCTCCTTGTTTAAAAACAAGGGGCCGAAGCCCCTAGGACTGATTAGTCAAAGTTACCGTATGGGTAAGTTGTGGTTGTACCGATGTTGCCATCAGGTTGTGTATAGCGGATTGTGAAGTAATAAGTACCGCCTGTGATTGCCACGTTGGTACTGTTAATTGACGCTACTGTAAACACCACTTGAGACAAAGGTGGTTCGCCATTTGTCTGGATGATGTCAGTAGAAGTTGCTTGCTGGTTAGCCAGCTGAGTTGCAGTGAATGCAGCCAATGACTGACGGCCAACAGCAGGAGAAGTCAAAACAGCAGTTTGTGCATATGTTGCAGTACCAGCAGCGGCAGTGTAATCATTGCTTACCAACACTTGAATGGAAGTCAAAGTACCGCTTGTGAAGGTAGTGATAACACCAACGTCAATAAGAATGTCATTGATGCGGCTGCCTGCTGGGAGGTATGCCACAAAACCACGATACACAGTAGCAGAGTCAGCAGGGATGCTGGTTGCAGTGTATGTAGTAGAAGTGCTGGGTGTGTAAACGGTTGTTATGCCGTTAGGAATGTTGTTTGAATCAACAAACTGACCAGAAGAACCACCAAAGCCAGCAGTGTTTGCTGTGGTGTTAGCGATGTTTAGAGTCGCTGATTGAACGAGGCTGGTATAGCCTACGTTACGGAAAGCGCCAAAGCGCTGTGTGCCAGATAGAACTGGGCCTTCAAATGTGGAACGTGCCATGACAAAAGTCCTTATGCAAAAGTAACTCTATCAATCGTTGCATCGTCTGCTGGGGCAGTCCGATAGAGTCAATCACCCAGATGTCTCAATATAACCGATATTTTGTTTAAACGCAATAAAAAAGGGGGCTTGTGGCCCCCTTTCTTTTAGTATGAACCTGAAGAGGCAAACATGCCTAATGGGTCAGACCAACCGAAGCTGTAACGCTCGCGGGCTTTGTAACGGACGTTACCAGTATCGAAGTCGCCGTCCATGCTGTTTTGCAGCGGTGTACGAACGAAGTGCTTCAAACCGTTAGGAACGTCAGTTGTCAAGAACCATGCACTTGTATCAGTCAAGTAATGGTTAATGGTGTAACCCTCAGGGATTGCGCCATTGTTCTTGATTGCGTTGATGTCGTTGTTGTTAGTACCAACGCGGAGGCTAGTCTCTAACAAACGAGTAGCAACGAACTGCAAAGCAGGTGGGATTACCAACTTCTTAGGCTTTGCGGCAATTAGCAAGCCACGCTCATCAGTCCAAGCAGCGATTTGAATAACGGCGGCTTCAAGGGAAGTCTCGTTCAAGTCTGTTTGGGTAGATGGGGTGTTAGCGTTAACGCCACCAGAAACCAAGGGGTGAGCAGTAGAGAACAAAGGTTGACCGTCGCCGCCTGTATACAGGGCAGAGAAGCCATTGTTCAATGTAGCCGCAGCCTTAATTTGCTTGGTGTAAGCCATAGCACGAGCCAAGCCTTTGGTGTAACGAGCAGACAGGCTGTCGTACAGGTTATCTTCAATCGCTTCTTCAGTGATTGAGAAACCCAAAGCAATGGTTTCGTGGTTGTAGCGAGTTGTCCATGCCTCTTGTGCATTGTCATAAGCGATGGCTGAGCCTTCGTTTTTGACTGGTGCGGCAGAGAAGCCAGACAGTTTGGTCTCTTCTTCAAAAGAACGCTCTGAGGTTTCGGTTTCATAAATCTCTTTATGTTCCTCACCATAACGGGCGTACTCTAGACCGAACAATGCGTTCAAGCCGGGAAGGAGTTCTTTAAGTAGTTGTGCGCGTGAAATAGCCATTTTAAATTACTCCTTAAGCAATGCTAGTGGCAGCGTAATACTGGTGTTGACCGAAGTTCAACTTAACCAGCAACTCTGGGTACTGTGCGAACACAATGGTCGAGCTAGCAGCAAAAGCGGCTATCGGGGCTTGGTTCAAGATAAACGATGTTGCGCCAGCAGAGGCTGCTGTATCAACAAACGAACCCGAAGGGATGTACTGACCATTAGAAGCAAGTGAACCAACGTCTGTACCTACAGGCAGTGCGAAAGGCAAAGCTGAGCAGGTAACAGTAGCGGTAGAAATGCTAGTGTAGGTAACAGAACCCAAAGTCACAACGGTGTCAGGCACTAAGCCCAAAACACGCACTGGGAGCGCATCGGTAGTAGCGGGTGTATCGCTAGGAGCCAACAAAGCGTTAGCAGAGTCGCCAGTATTCACGTTACCAGTGTTGTTAATCATAGCCAAGTTTTGACCAATCATGGCGCGAGCGCCAGAAGCAACAGTAGTACCGGTATTACAAACGACAGCCTTGAACACTGTGTCAGGGTCATCACAAACGATAGCAACTGCGTCACCAGCCGTTGTTGAAGCGGGCCAGTATTGAGCAAATTGCTTTTGTTTGGTGGTTGGGTTTGTATAAGAACATCCCAAGAAGACACCTGTAACAGTACCAAGAGTACCAGTAGAAACAGACAAGCGCTGTACATTACCACGGGTTAGACCAACGAGGTCGCCGTAGAAAATGCTAGTCGCGTATCCGTAAGGGATAGGATATTCGCGGGTAGAACCTGCAAACACCTGTCCACCGATTAGGTTAATCGGTTTTAGCCCGTAAGGGGCTGAAACAACGGGATAAGCCATTTAAGACTCCTATAAAAAGTTAAGTTCCAGTTCCGAATGTGACCTTCGAGCTACTTTCCTTAAAAAGCGGCATACGAGGGTCGTTTTCTCTCATAAGGTTGTTGTCTACTGCGTCCATCTGAGCCTTATTCTGCGCTGAGAAGTGGGCTTCCCGTTGCTTCAAGAACTCTGAAGGGATGCGGCATAACATCAACCCTCCAATTTCGATGTTCCCTTTGAAGGGGCCATCCAAAGTGGCGTGCATCATTAGCTCAGGATAATCATCTGCTTTGCAGGGTTCGTATCCTTCACGAAACTTAGAGGAGCGGTTTTGAGGGTCTGCAACGCCAAGCATTGACATGCGAACCCAACGATGTGTCCAGCCTTCCCTCGCGTCGGGACTTGGAAGAGTCTCTGGTGGTTTCCATGAAGTAGGGCGAGCCATAGTTTCACGGGTATCCATTTGGCGTGGGGCGCGGTTTTGCGCTTTTTCAACTTTTTCCATCATTCACCTCTCTTAAGTAATGCGACCTGTCTAGCGTATTCTTCGATTGGCACCCCAAGACGACGGGCAATTGTCGCTTCTGATGCTTTCAATTTGACGCGATTAGGCGGTGTGCTGCGGGTAGCAGGTGCTACGACCGAAGCGGGCTTTGTGCGGCGTGAGATATCCTCATCATCCGGAAGCGACTTCTTTTGTGGAGGCTGTTCGTATTCCTCTTCCTCGGCACCGAAATGCTCAGGGAATCTTTTGCGCATCGTTTTATCGATGGTTTTGAAGTACTCAGGAGTACCTACGTATTCAGAACCATACTGCTTCTGCAACTTTTTGTCAAGTCCCATCGCAGCCATAGTCATTTCTTCGTCTTTTCCCCACCAATCGCTGTTGTTGTCCACCCACTCTTGAGTGGTTGGAGCAAGGCGGTTTTGCTTGGGTTCTTCGTAAGGAATGTCTGGCGACTCAATTGGTCGCATGGTTTCAGCCTTATCAAGGCGCAATGTTGCCTTTGCCAAAGCCTCCTGTGCTGACGCTAACTCGTCAGAATCTCCTGTCTCAAATGCTTGTTTAAACCGCTTTTTAGCGTTGTCAATCTCCATTTGAGCGGTGGTCTTGTTTTGGTCAATAAATATCTTGCTTCCCTCTTCCAACTGGGATTTAAGACGTTTGTTTTCCTCATACACCTGCTTGGCAAAAGTTTCAGCCGCTTCACGCTCTCGCAGGGCTTCTTCCTTTGCGCGGCGTTCGCTGTTCTTCGCAAGGGTCATCTTGTGAATACGGCTTTGAACGCTCTTAGAGTACGTCGATAACTCTTCGTCATCAGCGTCATCTATCTCTACCACAGGCTTGGCTCTGTCTTCCAGTGGGGTGTCATCCTCGATTTCTATATCGAGTTCACCCTGTACGGGCTTAGTGTCTTCAGGTTCGGGGAGCGTGTACTCTCCGTCCTCCAACTTTGGTAATGGCATAAATGCTCCTTAGGCTGCGCGGGAAATTCCGCGTGGGTCTTGCACGGTTGCTTCAACCGAATCATCATTGATGAGACGGAATTCACGACCATGTATCTTCAGGCGAGTTCCTGAATTGGGTCGCACGACGACAAAGTCGCCCTGCTTGCAGCGAGGTCCGTTAGGGAATCTCGTTTTGTCTTGGTACGCTGTTGGGCCAAGTTTGACCACAAACAATACTGGGGTAAGTATTTCTTCGTAGTACATGGACTGGCTGGATTTAATGATGCCAATATCGCTATCGGCAAACTCTTCCATTGCCTCAGGCACTACACACAGAAGCATGAAGTCAGCAGGGTCAGGAAGTTGCTTGGCTTTCTCTTCGGCGGTCTGGTTAAGGATGCCGGATAAATCCACAGCGGACACATCAAATTCACTCATCGGAAAACTCCATTCTTTGCGCAAGGTCTTTGACAATGGTTTCTGCGTGGGTCAGACCGCGAATAACCCCGCATACATGCCGATACTCGGCAAAATCTTTAGCACCGCCTCCATTGAGAAAGACGGCTTGGTCGTTGCGTAGTTTTTGTATTTCTGTAACTACGTACGTCAGAAGTTTGTCAGGGTTCAAGCCTTCTCCTTAGGAGGTTTGTTCTTGGTTTGCATCGCTTGGAACTTGTTTTTTGCGATTTCTAACCCCATGCGCGTGCCTTCGATTTGTTGTTGTTTCTCCAACTGGTCGCGTTTGGCAGCGGATTGCGCGGCAACTTGCATTGCAGCGATTTCTTTCTGAGCCTCAATACGTGCTTCTTCAACACGAATCTGGTCAGCTTTCTGTGCAGCATCTATCTGCTGTTTTTGCGCCTTCAACTTCAAATCTTCCATACGGATTTGGAGTTCTTGTTGCTGCATCTGTACCACTGGGTCTTGCATTTGCTGCTGTGCAGCCTTCTGCTTGGCCTCTGCGGTGTTTTGTTGGAACAGCTCTTGGGCGGCCTGTGCGGCAACTTGGGCAATTTGGTTTGCCAGTTCTGGCGAAACTTTCTTGTTTTGCTCTTCTGTAGGCAATGCCAAACCCATTTTTTCTTGGATTTGCCGGCGGTACTCGAAGCCAATATGCTCGTTTAAATGCGCCAACATCGCAGCCTGAATCATCTGAGCCTGTGGGTTTTGACCCACCAACTGCATAATCTTCGGGTCTTGCATAGCCAACTGGTGGACTTGGATGTGCGCCTTGTGGTCTTGTTCCATGAAAGCCTTGATGGGCTTGCCAGTAAGGAGGTTCTGGTTCTCCTGTATGGGGTCTGTTGGAATCTCATCATCATCAGTTGGCACTAACTTCTGGGCGTTTTTAACGCCTAGAACCTCAATCATCTGACGATGTAATAGAGGAAGGTTGTATATCTGCGGTGCAGATTGTGCTAACTGTAGGACAGCTTGATACTGGGTAATCTTCTGAGCCATAGTGGCTGCGTTCGGGTCGGAGACCGGAATCACATCCACATCGTCGTAGTCTGACTTCTTAGCCGCACGGCTTCCTTCTTCTGGTTCGTAGTCGTACTCCTCGGGCGTGTAGTCAGCAATGATGACTTTGAGGAGTTTAAACTCCTGACGCATGGAGTAATGCATACGGCTTTGAACCGCACCCATAACCTTTAGGGTTCGCTCTAGGATAGCCAGAGTTGTGCCGACGGGCGCTTGAGCGCTCATGTCGGAGACGTTCATGTCCCCAGAGGAAGCAAAAGAGCGGCCTTCTTCTACGATGTTTTGGAAGAGGGCGAATAGAACCTGTGATGGCTCTTTGTATGGAAGCGGTAAGATGTTGTCACGGATGCTTCCGGAAGGGACATCTACGTCGCGGAATTCTCCGGGTTGGATGGGGGTGTCGTCACCTTTAATCCGAAGTCCTCGCGATTTAAGTCCGCCGGGGAGATTAGATAGAGTGCCCGCGTCAACAAGTTGGCGGATAAGCATCGTTGCTGATTTAGCATATCCACCGATAAGGTGTATGAGACCATATCCGTAGAAGCCAAATCCGGGGATGTATTGGTAGTGGACGAAGTGCTGTCGCTTGATGTGGAGGATGTCGTCTTCATACCAGTTCCTTCTAATAGCTAGGATTTCTCCTGTGCCTTTTTCAATGGTTACGACGTAGGGTAGCGCAATTCCAGTCTCTTCGCCATCCTCGTTTGTATGCTCAAAACCCTTAATGTCTAGGTTTACATGCATCTCAAGGATACGGAAGCGGTCGTCCTGAATAGCCGACATACCCTGTTCTTCGGCCTTTTGCTTCTCAATATCATCCAACTCATAGGATGGGTCACCTAACTCAACATCCCGATAGAAGCCAGCCTCTTGGAGCTTAAGAACTTCGTTCTTGGTCTTGCGCATTACATGGGTAACACGCTCTGAGTCTTCAATTGAGGATGCGCCGTAAGGCACAACGATGTCCTCGGCAGGGATAAAGACGGCAACTTGCCGGCCTTTGCTAGGGTCAAAGTAGACCTTCTTGAATGCGGAGCCGGTAATAGGAAGAGACCATAGAAGTTTTTCATGCTCTGGGCGGTACTCCGTCATTACTTCCGTTAATTGGTAGTTCATGTCCTGCTGGACACGGACAGAGGCTTCTTCCTTCTCATGGGTCTCTTTACCAATAATCTGCGTCTTGACTGGGCCAGATGCAGGGAATGTCTCCATGATGCCTTCGGCTTGGAATCGGACAACCGACTCTGTGAGCATGGGGTGGAACACACCGCAGGCTCCTTGCCAAGGTTCTGTACGTTCTTCGTACTTCAGGCCTAAGAGTTTTAAGCCATCCACATAGGTTTGCACCCAATCCTTGCGGTCGCCTTGGTCTTTTTCAAAATCATCCAGCAGGTCTGAACTGATGGCAGACAGAACTCCATCATCTATGAAGTCTGCTAAGTTGGCATCAAAATCTTCGGAGGTAGGTTCTTTAGGCTCTAGGTCAATCTCTAGTCCGTCTATACCAATATGCACTGCCTCGGGGTCTTCAATCTCAATCTCAATATCTGGGCCGGTAGGCATCCCTAGTGGGGCTGCGTATAAACTTTTGTCTATCGAACTTGTTGCCATGATTTAATCCTTAAATAAGTTTCCAGTTGCCTTGGCTGTAATTGTCGGGCATTTTGACAGAACCGCCGCGTTTAAACACTTCAGGCTCTACTTCTAACTCGGCAAGTTTTTGGTCAGGCTCTACATACCCAACCTTTTCTCTAATGAACTGACGCAGAGGCTGGTTCTTTGGATGTTCTACTGCGTATTTGTGTTGTTCAATCTTTTTGGCGTATTCTTTGGCGGCCTTGCCTGAGCCATTCCATACCTGATATACAGGAACTCCAAGTCTTTCTGCGGTTTGGTGTTTGTCCATAAGCGCGGCTGGGAAGCCTGCGGCATATGGGTCATGGCCTCGCTTGATTAGGTCTTCAACAATCTTGTTGGCTTTCTTGTTATTGTTGTTGTACTCGTTGTAACCAAAGTTTGAACGACCTTCGACCAAGGCCATGTTGGCTAGGTCATCTGGGTGCATTTCCTTAATGCCGTGGTGCTTTACTGCGTCTTTGTATGCGGCTAGGAGGTTACCCATAGTCTCTTTGTCATAGCCGTAGTCTCGGGTTTCCATGCGGTCTTTAGCGCCAAACTTGTTTAATGGGTTAGCTCTACGGGCTGGGATGTAGTCCTCTGGCCTAGTGTTCTTTTCCTTGGGGACATACACGCCATGCGGGCCAAAAGGCTTTGCGCCGGCTTTGATGTCTGGCTCAATCATCTTAAGGAAACTGTTGTACTCAGGAGTTCCGGGCTTGTAATAGCCACCTTCAACTTTTTTGTAAGATAAGTCCATAGTTACACCGTGTAGTACCGTTCTTGGCGGCGACTTCTGAAATATTGAACATCATCAGGCTCATCAGATTCAATCTGTATGAACCCACCTTGGCGATAACGGATTAAGGCCTGCGAGGTTGAGTCAACTAAGTCATCATGGTCGCCGTTGGGGAAAGAGGCAAGCTCCTCCATCAACTCATCTGCCCATCTATTTGTGGGACACCAGACAACTCCAGACGCAAACAGGTCGGAAATCGCGTTTACACGCGCTATCTTATCGTTTCCTTTGCTTGGTGTGAACTCCTGTAGCGGAATTCCCATTCTGCGCAGTTCATAGAGAAGCGGCGCTCCAGCCGCTTTCTTCTCAACAATCAGGGTATCAGGGTTCCATTCCTTCCACATCTCCAGAGCCTTCTGTTTTAACTCTGGAAACTCCATACGCTTCTTGAATGAGTCTAAACAGATGATGTTTGACTTCATGTCGCCGTTTTTGTCGGGATGTTTAAACACTCCCCACGTAGTACAGGCTGAATAGTCTGCGCGGTTGTTCTTCTCGAAGGCTGTATCCCATGATTGGATGAGATATTCACATGCTGGTGGGTATTCTCCCTGCCAAATTTGCCACATATCACGCTTAATGATGGCGTTTTCGTTGCCTGTGGGGTTTTGTTGGTACTGCGCTTCCCATTTGGAGACGGGAAGTTCGGCTTTTAGCGCTTCTAAGTCCTCAATCTTCCAAAATCCGGGCCATAAAGACTTACCAGAGGGCAAGATGGCGGGGAATTCAATCACTTCCCAGTCGTTAGTACCGTCTTTTTCGCTGTTTTTGAGGATTTGCCCCGTTAAATCTCTCTTAGACCAGCGGGTCATCACAATAACAATGGCTCCTCCGGGCTGTAAACGCTGCCTTGGGCCTGATGTGTACCACTCATACACCCCGTCAAAGACGGCAGGATTGCCTTGTTTGGCTTCCTGCTCAGAATGCGGGTCATCAATGACTAAGAGGTCAGCACCTTTACCCGTGACGGCTCCGCCGACACCAATAGCAAAGTAGTCGCCACCCTTATCGGTGTTCCAACGCCCTGCGGCTTTTGAGTCCGTGGATAGCTTTGTGTCAAATATCTTCCCATACTGCTCAGACTGGACAAGGTTACGTACCTTACGACCAAATCCAACAGCCAGTTCTGCGGTGTGTGCAGTCTGAATAATCTTCTTGCCGGGGAAACGGCCTAGAAACCACGCAGGTAGAAGGTAAGAAGCAAATTCAGACTTCGTATGTCTAGGAGGCATGTTGATGATTAGACGCTTAAGGGAGCCATTGGCGACCCTCTCAAAGGCATCAGCCATGATGGCATGGTGTTTCCCAGATATAAACCCGGGCCACATGTTTGTTACAAATGTCAGGTAGGACTCTTTACATCTCTCCACCCTGTCATACTCAAGAAGCTGTCTTATCTTGGCTTGCTCCAAAGGCGGTAAACCATCCAATATGGACAAGTAGTTAGCTACCTCTTCACGAGTTAGCAAGCTCATAGGGAAGCCATCTCTCTAACTGTCGAGTCTACAAGTTTGATAGACCTGAACTTATGGGGCTTAATCCTCAAGTACCCATCGTCCTGTAGACGATGAACTATCCGCTGGATGTTAGACCTAGACCTCATGCCCAGCCCCTTAGCCACAGTCGCATAAGCCGGCGGTACACCATGTATCTTGATGTAAGCCCTTATGAAGTCTAGAACTAGTTGTCTGCGTTTGGTCATACGTCAAGTTTAAACGGGAATACGTACGTACGCAACTGTTTAAACAAAATATATATACCCCCGGGGTGTAAGTTTTTGGAAAGGTATGGGGGTACTTCTGGATTTGGGATATTCGTTTGTGTGGAATAGAGCGTAATAGCGCGGGGGGGTGTCTGTGTGCACAGCGGGGGGCTGGGGTGCGGTGGGGTGCGCATGTGGGGCGACATCGATGGCATACCCATCACGTTTACACGGCAAGCACTACGCTACGCTACGCACGCACTGATGACCGTTTACACGCACTAGGCACTCTTGATTGGCTTGACGTTGTCCAACAGGCGCAAGTGCACTGCCAAGTCCCTCTTCAATTGCTCAGGCGTTTGCACCTCAGCCTTGCCAGCATCATCATGTTTAAACAGACCCACTGCTTTACCCATCAACTCGAGTGCTTTTAATTTCGTCCCCTCTTGTTTGGCTGATTTACTGTGTGCCACTAACTGCTTGAGTATGTATCGCTTGGATGCAACCACGTCCTCAACCAGTACATCCGCAGTCTGCTCCCATGCGTCATTGACTAGTGCTTGAATACGAGAATCCCTCATTAGTTTGTACGCACTTGCCGTGATGCTCTCACCTGACCCCTTGGCGTTTGGGTATGCATCCCTGTAGGCTTGCCTGTAGGTCTTGCCTTGTATTACCCCTTGAGCAAACATCAACTGTGATGTTGTCAGTGCTCTAGGTCTTGGCGTTGTACTCCCTACTACTTGACCATCTAGTCTTCTTGGTGGTGCGTCTGCGTGAAGCGCATACCGTTCCGCTACGCTCAAGTCACCCTCGCCTTGATTCTCATCATCTTGATAATCTTCTACACCCGCATCCTCGAGTGCTTGCATATATTCCTCTTTACTACTTTTTCCTACACTATCGGAATTGGTTTCTTGATAGTCACGCATCTTGCACCTCGACTGGTTGTTTGCACAGTATTGTACGCATATACAGTGAAGTTGTCCACAGGTTGTTGTTATCCACATACCCACATATCCACAAACTACTAACAGGTTTATCCACAGTCTTGTACACATACGCAGTCTGTTTCTAATTTGCCTACCAACTGTCCATCAATAGGTTTCAATTCTTCTAAAAGTTCTAAGTACTTACCCTAGTATTACTGTATAAACATACATGCCTCTAGAATCGATTTAAACACCCCTAGAATCGATTTTCACCCAAATCAATACCTTGGCCTACCCCAAAGCCAGACCCCCCTTCTAGCCCCCTTTAAAGCCTTCCTAGACCCATAGAGTACTTTCGTTTCTTTAGGCCTTTGCTTGTAGTACTTTGCAGTTCAATTCCCCTAGAACATGCTTGCACTAATAAGAATGCACATGGCCTGACATCCAACACGCAGATAACAATAACCCCACAGTTCGCTTGGGTATGTTTTGGTAGTTGTTGACAGCGTTTAAACAGTCTGCTCAAATCCATCTCAGGTGATAGCAATAGTGCTCACCACAACGCTAGTAGGAGTATCAACATGGCAGACAAAATAAACCCCGAACACATGGTAATCACAGTCACCAACATAGGTCGCATTGACCACGGCATAGACGGTTCAGACCAATATTTATTGCTGTCACGCAGTGACGCAAACCTCACCGCCAAACAGGCGCACAAGTGGCTTATGCCACAGGTCTACCGTGAGACCTATCAGGAAGCGGGAGGTTATTTCTGCAAACGTGTGACGGTGATGCAGAAAACCGATAGCCAAGTGGTTGCTATCGTTCACCATGAGTATGACGTTTAAGAGTTAACACCGTGATGCCCATGCTGTGGGCATTGCAGTGGTAATTTCGCCACGATACAGGAGTCAAGACCATGTCAACCAGTACCAAAAAGACCATCGACACTTTGGTGTCTCAAGGCCTGACAAAGGCACAAGTGCTCGAGGTGTTAGCCCTTGAGTATTACGTTGACGCACTGGTCTTGCGCTACATT